CAAAACGTTTGCTTGTCATTCGGCGATAAGCTTTGTTTCGACATCGACAACCTTCAATCGATTTCCTACCGCGTCAAGGTTGTGCCGGAAAGCACTAACCTGGACTCAGCAACTTCGGTTGCGTTCGGGTTGGCATCGGCTCGAAACGATGCGATTGACAGCATCGCGAATCACGCCAGCTTCCGGCTGATCGGTTCCAATTCGCTTGTTGTTGAAACCGATGACGGAACGACAGACCTTGACGACAAGGCGACCGGCCAGAGCCTCAGCACGACCTACCGTCGATTCGTGATTGACTTCACCGGCGGAAAGTCAAACGTGAAATTCTACGTCGATGGGATTCGCGTTGCTGCCGGCACGACCTTTGACATGAGCGCCGCGACCGGATCGCTACAGCCCTATGTGCAGATCCAAAAGACTGCCGATACCAACATCGACTTTGTTCACGTCGATTACGTCAGCGTAGAGGCGAAACGCTGATGCCAAACGTAGAGATTAACGCCGGACAATCCATTGAGGTTGCCGGCGTAAAGATCACCGTTGACGGAGTGACGCGACACAGCGAGGGCGACGGGCCGCCGGTCCAAAGAGTCAGCCTAAGCGTCGAGCCGATCGCCGCAGCGGTGGCGCAAGAGCAACCGAAAGCACGGGCACGGACAAACCAACGATGACCTTACGCGATGTAATCGCAAGTGACGCAACCGCGGTTTTTCTGAACAGTGACGATTTTGCCGAATCGGTGACCTATCACCCACATCGATTCTACGGGTCGGAAATCAGATCACCGCGAACGATCAAGGCGGTTGTCATTCGCGAACAGGTCGACAACTTCGCAGAAGACGTTGTGACCGTGCTACCGCGATTTGAAGTACACGTTGCGAACGATGCGACCAACGGCATCAGTAGCACGGAGATTGACACGGGCGGCGATCAGTTAGAGTTCCCAGCCCGCGACGGCAAGGCGGCCGAACGCCGAGCCATACTGAAGATCACGACGCAAGATAACGGAATGCTCGTCCTCGAATGCAGATAACCGCAGCCCTGCCGGTGCTAACGCGAATAACCGAAGAGCTTTTCGATAGGCTCAATCGGTTAACGGCTGGCTATAGCGATTTCACTTACGTTTACGAAGTAGTCAGGCCGACTCGATTGGCACAGTACACGCCGAGGCATTTGCAAATCATCGTCGTGAAAGGCGAACGCGAACGGATGCCGGAGCTTGATTGCCCTGGCAATCCGCCAGCAATCGCATATCGGCAAAGGTTTGACATTCGCTGCCATGTGCTACCGAGCGAAAAAGACACAACCCCAATCGATCAATACTGCGAGATTTTTGAGTCAGACGTTGTTAAGACCGTTTGCGACGCGAGCCAGTGGCACACGTTCGGAGGTAACGCCATTAACGCAGAGTTCGACGTTGCTGACGCGATCGTATCGGACGGCGGAATCGGTGGCGTTAACTTGCCGTTGCTTGTGACCTACAGGCACGACGAAGGCAATCCGTACAACGTGCGATCGTGATAATTTTTAATATTAAAAGACAGCAGATTGATCGACTTAAAAAAGCGATCGAAGGAATACAGACAAACTTAGACAAAGAGCTTGCGGTTGTAATAAACAAAACAGCAAAGGCAACTCTTGGTCAGATTGCAAAAGATATCGGAACAGAATTAAACACGACACAAAAGGCGATCAAATACGGCGGCAAGGCGTTGCAGGTGCTTGGAAAAGCGACAGTTACAAATCCCGGCGTAATTGTTCGAGTGACCAGAACGGGCCGAATGAGTCTTCGGCATTTTAAGCCAAAGCAAAACGAGCTTGGCGTTAAATACAAAATAAGCAAAACAAAAGGCAACGCATTTATAAGATCTGCATTTATGGGCCCGATACCTGGACTGCTTAACGCACAGTGGAAAGGCAATGTGTTTAAGAGGAAAGGCGAGCCAAGAAAAATGAAAAAAGGCCGATACGCCGGGAAGATTCGCGAACCAATTACAAAGTTAAACGCCGCATCGCCCTGGGGTGTTTACGTTGCCAAAAACTTCCAACCTGAACAAGTGCGACGAATTAACGAGCGACTAGAGAAGGAAATGGAAGAACGAATCCGGTTTCGGGTTGCCACAGCCTTTAACAAAGCCAAGCCAATAGGAATTTAATCAATGTCGCTACTCAGACGCCGCACAGTATTCGCTGCCAAAGCCGAAGCAACCGTAGGCACTGCCGAAACGCTGACCGCAAGCGAAGGCGTTTTCAACGTTTACGATTTGCTAATTCAGCCCAACATTTCGATGACGCAACGAGAGGGCCAGGGGGCGTTTAACTACCTAGCAGCAATCGCCGCCGGTCGCCAAGGCACGGCCACGTTTTCGACTGACATCTATTGGGGCGGCGACAGCGGATCGCTTCCGCCGTGGGCTACGGTACTTCTTCCGGCTTGCGGTTGGGTCAACACGTCAGGCACGTTCAAGCCGAAGACCGCTAAACCTGGGACCACTAGCAGCGACCCGCGAACAATCACAATCGGCGGCTTTGTTGATGGAAAATATCGAAAGCTATCCGGTTGCATGGGCACGTTTTCGATCGATTTGCCGACAGGCGACCTCGGGCGGATCAACTGGACATTCAGCGGTAAATGGGAAGCGGAGACGGATTCGGCGATCATCGCACCGACTTATCCTACCGACTTGCCTAGCCGATGCGCTGGCGACACGTTCCAGTTCAACAACGCGAACATCTGCGTCGCGTCGGCAACGATTGACGCCGGTAATTCCGTTGTGATGAGGGAATGCACGACGCACGTGAGCGGCTACGCATCGGCGATTGTTACGAACCGCCAGCCGGTTATCACGGCAGACCCCGAGGCCGTTTTGGTGGCGTCGCTCGACCGGTATTTAGCACTAACGGCATCGACCGAATATGAACTAGAATACAAACTGCCGACTGCCGGATCGGGAACGATTGTATTCTTGGCACCGAAAGCACAGATCCAGACGGCCGCTCAAGGTAATCGAAACGACATCGTGACCGACGATATCACTTGGCAGTGCAATAAGAACGGAACCACAAACGATGAGGAATTGACGATTCAATTCGTCGATGCAACGCCATAATGCCAAAGAGCCTAGACCGTGACGACAGAATTGTTTTTGTTCTCAGAAGCGATGCCGATAAGCCGCGAGACATACAGCCGCGGTTGATCGGCAGCGTGCTAACGCTTGGGAAGCAAAAGCAACTTTCCAAGGCGTTAGCTTCGATGAAAACGGCGGACGCGGAGGGCAAGCTAAACGCGGCGATTGATGCGGTAATGGTTTGCTTGAGCGGATGGGAAAACTTCGGGCGTGAGTTTAGCCGCGAAGCACTCGAAGACCTTTTGACAATTAACGAAATTAACGAGATTATCGACGCGATTGTCACGACGTTCACGGCAAGCGGTGACGAGCTAAAAAAATCCGCATCGCCGCCTACGTCCGCTGCGGCGAGCTTTGCAAATCATGTCGCGGGCGATGTAACGAGCTTTTCGACGAACAGCAGAGAATCGAAATTGAGTGCCCCGCCTGTATTGGGCATGGTTGTGAATGGTGTCGAGGTGGATACTTTGAACTAAAGGAATGTCCGTCGTCGTTTATTGGCCGCGACATGATCGACCAAATAAACGTCGCGGCGGCTTGTGTTGATGGCGTGCTGCCGCAGACCGGCGGATTACTTGATCAGTCGGCGTGGTGGTTTGAGCTTCGACGAATTCTGAACAACGAAGAAAACGCAATTCAGATCGAGCAAGTAGAGCGAGAGCGAAAGCGATATGCCAGACGTTGAGTTCGCGATTGGCGGTAAAAACGAAACGGCGAAGGCGATCAACTCGACAGTCGCCGGACTGTCGCGTCTCGAAATGTCGTTTGGTTCGATCATCAAAACCGCTGCTGGTTTCACGCTCGTATCGGGAACGATCAACACGGCACTTCGCGGAATCGAAAGGCTAGGCAGCTTAATCTCCGCGGGCGTGTCTGATTACGACAATGCTGCGGAGGCTAATCGAGCACTTCGGCAGGCAATGGAGCTTAATGGCGGAGCGACCGACGAAGCCGTTCAAAAAAACATTGAACTCGCCGATTCCTTAGAGCGTCGCACGAACATCGAAGCGGAAGCGATTGCCGAGATGATGAAATCGGCGGCGATGCTTGGCGTTCAAAACGAACAGCTTGACGACGTAGCACAGGCCGCGATCGGGTTATCGGAGGCGATGGGCATCGGGCTTGATGATGCGTTAAAGAAAGCACGACTAGCAACCGAAGGTAATTTTGATTCGTTTAACCGATTGATTCCGTCGCTTAAAGACATGGCGACGAATGAAGAAAAGCTAGCCGCGGTGATGCAGTTGGCGAATAACGGCATGGCACAAAAAGAGGCGAGGGCCGATAGTGCTGCCGATGCCTACCAGCGGATGCAGAACAAAGTCGGGAATATGATGGAGGTACTAGGCGAGGCCCTATCGCCATTTAGGAAGCTTGCACTAGATGGCATCGGGTTTGCTGCCGAAAAAATAACCGAGGTGATGCTGCCGGCCCTTGAGTCGATCGGCCCGATGGCTCAATCAATCGGCGAGTGGATGGACTACTTTAAAGAAAAAGTAGTTGCTGCAATCAACGCAGCAATCACGCAGATCACGATGATCGAGGTGATCGTCGGCAACCTCGGCACCGTTTGGGAAATGGCGGTTGATTCTACGGAATTGCAATTGATCCGACTTGTCGAAGGAACTAAACACGCATTTACCGTTGAGATTCCTGCTTACGCTGCTTGGTTTGCGGACAACTTTACCAAGTTAATGTCGGACGCTTTTAACGCTGTTGTGACGATCGCCAGCAACTTAGGCGACAAGATCGGCCGCATCATCATGCGGATTTGGGATTTCGTTTCTAGCGGCATGGCAGGCGGCTTCGATCAACTTGCCGCAGACATCGGGCAAGTAGCGTCAGGGAGCTTACTGGAGGGCTTCACAGCGACCGCGGAAGCATTGCCGGAAATTGCAGCAAGGGCAATAACCGATCGAGAGCAAGAGCTACAAGCAAGAATCGGGAAGCTTGGCACTAACCTTGCCGAAGAGTTCAACACGAAGCTTGCGGGTCGACTGATCGGGATTGACGAAGCGACTAGCGGGCCAGCCGAACAGATCGCGCTAAAGATGACGGGCCAAGACGGTCTAGTCGCAGGATCGGGCGAGCAAGGAAAGTCATCGAACCAGCTTGCGGCGGCCAGTGCGTTACAGGCACAGACAGGCCGTTTGTTGACGATGGGACCAGCAAGCGAAACGAACGAAATACTAAGGCAGATCGCAAGCAATACGCAGGACGCTGCAAATAGTGCGTCCGCTCAAAAGATGGCCGAAGAGTCGAGGGCGAGAGAAGAGGCAGCAAGCCGGGCGCATATCGCAGCGGCATTAGCAAAGGCACCACAACTAGCGGCACCGATTCAATGAGTGTTGTAGACGCTACCGAAGTTTGGTCGCGACATGGTGCGACAATCACAAGCGAAAAAGCCAGCCCGGCCGATGCGGTGATCGCGATTACTCAAGGCTACTTCGTCGTGGTCGATGATGTAACGAATGACGACGCGGAGGTTGTTAAGTCGTCTTCGCTGGTGCCGCAAATCGGCGACTATTACCGCGGCAATCCGAAGTACAGATGCAAGTCGGTTACGCCGCGACGGGTTAGCCCGATCGTGTACATGGTCGACGTCGGCTATGAGGGACTGCCAGACCCGGAGCTATCGCGACCGTCGATTTCGTGGAGCCCGGTAGTAAGCAACGAAGCAGTCGATCGCGATTACTACGGCAGGCCGTTAATCAACGCCGTAGGCGAGCCCGTGCAGGGCTTAACGCGGATGATTACGGATCGGCAGTTGACGATCACTCGAAGATACGAAACTTACAACGCTTTGTTTTGGGATTCGTTTGAAAACACGATTAACGAAGACCTGTTCGCAGGCTATCCAGCAGGTCGCGGGCTTGTGACTGGCGTTAGTGCTCAAAACCAATTCAGCGGCGGCGAGGCAGACGATCAAGGATATTGGAATATCACGGTCTCAATTTTGTTTCGCAAACCGTTTTTAGTTGATAATCAGTTTTCGTGGTGGCATCGATTTAGGCACGAAGGGACGTTTAAATATATCAGCACGGCCGCGCCAACGCCGGCACCGGTTGACACCGACGAAGAGTTGCCGACGATTACCTACACACAAATCGTTCCAATTCTTGACGGAACCGGACAACGAAAAACGACGCCTACGCTTTTAAAACTTGACGGCACCGTTGAGGATAATCCGAATAACGCCGTTTGGTTATTGCGTCCGGCTTATGGGCTTTCGACTTACGCAGACATGGGGCTTCTCTAATGGCAAACTCAGTTCGAGTAACAACTCGCGTCGAATACTTGATCGAATCGGCGGCGTCAAATCCCGACGTTAAATCAAAAACGATCGCGACCGAAACGACATCTTCGACGCACGCACAAGTAACGCAGCTTGTCGGCACGACGGAAGAAACGCTATTCGCTGGCGATCAAACAGACGACGTTATGGCGATCGTCGAAAACCGATCGGCGTCGGCTACGCTATCGATGGGGCTTGTGGTGTCGGCAACTTATTACCCGCTAATCGAAATACCAGCCGGTCAGCGAGCCGTTATTCCGCGGCTTGATGCGTTGGCATCGACCTATATCAAAGCGACCGCAGCGAGCACGCCGGCACTTGTGACGCTTTACAAGATCGTGGCACCGGCATAATGCAAATCCAGGCCATCACGCCGGAACAGTGGCGTATCGTTTGGGGCTACGTTCGCGCTCAGTTAATGGGCACCAGCGGCGGAATAGTTCCAAACGTGCCGAACTATTTCGACGCAATCCAATTTCGCAACACGACAGCCGAAGAGGTTCCGGCGTTTGGCGTGATGCGGATTACTGGCGTTGAAATGCGCGACGACATGGCGGTCGTGACCGTCGCCAAACCGAACACCTCAAGCGATCCGGTTTTGGTCAATGGTCCGCAAGTGATACCGGCAGGCGGATACGGTAGCGGTTACAAGTACGGTATTTTGCAAGTCAAGGCCGAGGCGGGAATAACGCTTGGCGAGTCGTGCCGAGCCAAGAATGCGTCCTGGGAAATTGAAGACGGCGAAGGGCCTTTTGTTTTTTTTGGCTATGACACGCAACTGAATTGCGGAATTGCAAGAATCGGCGGCGGTGGCGGCGGCGGTGCAACGCTCTACCGCTTTGAGACGACCGCGGCATACACGTCAGGCACAAGCGTCACCGCGACAATCAAGACGATGGCAGGCACGACCTTCGCCAGCGGCGCGACGCTGAAAGACCCCGAAGCTATCTTCATGGGCATGGCGTCAGGTACGAAGGGCTATTGCATCGCACAGGGCGGCGAATACTTTGCGATTCAAGCCGCATGTAATGCCGAAGAGGGTTATGTCTAATGGCCAAGCGATGGTTCGGGCCGCGGCCAGCTCTTGGGTCATTTACGAGCACAACGCGACATGGTTCATGCGGTTGCTGCCAGTGCGGCGGTCTCAACAACGGGACCAACGTTTTCGACACGCCGGCAGGCGTCCGCGAAATGGTCAACTACTCTGCTTATCGCGATGGGCTACGGGCAAAGCTTGTTATCTCTGGCGTCCAGGATGCACACTCAATTGAGTTGAGCGGCTACTATACCGACATCACCGGCATGAGCGGGTTGAACGGCACTTGGTATCTATCGGTGGTCCGAACGCAATATGGTTGCATCTGGACGGCAGACGATTCCGAGCTTGTCGAGATCAGTTACAACATTTACCAAAACACGATTCCGTACGATTACACGTACACGCTAAACGCGAACATCGAAGCAAAATCGGCACGACCGACGAACGCGATTGAAGCGAACTTTTTTGCGTTACTTTCGCTTGGCCTAGTGCTTGACCTCGGGGCGTTCAATCCTGGGGCGTTATCGCCACCGCCAGCAGGCGACCTTCACCCCGTTTTGGGAATCGAGTTCGTGCCGACGTCGGCACAATACGGCGAAGCTACCGACGTCGGCGTCACGTACAACACAAGCCGCATCGGCTGGGACGGGCCGAGAATTGCGGACACGATCAGCGGCGACCTACGATTTTACAAATCGGTATTCGGTGCGTGGGGCGACGTTACCGGTTACGATGATCCTGATTGGGTTGGGATCGATGACTTCTACGACACAGCGACGGACGAGTTTAAAACCGCTGGCACGTTCACCGCGGAAATCGAGCGGCTATGATTTATTTCCGCTGCCCCAATTGCCGAAAAGGCGGCTACGTCGAAGGTCCGAAGGTTCGTTGCAGTTGCGGCAAGACGTACAGCGGCGACGAACTGGCGGCCGCTTGTGATGCACGAACTATCCGGGAATCCCGGATGGTTGAACTTCCTTGCATTTACCGCGGGCCGGAGATCCGCAAGATAGATTGCGGCTGCGAAGGCAACGCAATGCTCTACCAATGCGGCGAGCATGAACGATGCCTAGTGCGTCCCTTGCTCAAGAGCACTTACCGCGGGCAGACGTGCGAAGGGTGCAGCGATCGCGTTGATGTAGCGGACGCTACCGAGATTGTCACGTACCACTTCAACACACACAACCGCGAGCGATTGCGGGCGAACTACGCCCACTGGGCGGCGAAGCTTGGGCGTCGCCACACATGCTACGAAGTCGGCAACCGCGGGCAAGAGATTCCGGGTTCGGTTTACTTGCGATCCGATCAAGCGATTTGGCAAAAAGAAAGGCTCATCAATCTGGCACTGGCGAGCATCAGTCCGCATATTCGTTACTTGGCGTGGATCGATCACGATTTGCTTTTCGAGCGTGCCGACTGGTTAGAGATCGGCACCGACCTAATCAACCGCGGTGCCGATTGCGTGCAGCTCTTCGACGCGGTGGCCTATTACGATAGAGACGGCAACAAGATCGAGGATCGATCCGGTAGCGCGGCATCGTGGCAACGTCGCGGCAAGATCGACAACACGGCACCGGGAGGGGCCTGGATTGCGTCCGTGGAGTGGCTTCGGAGCGTTGGCGGCGTATACGACCGGAATATCTGCGGAGGCGGAGACGCTACGTTTTTCGAGTCGGTGACGGGAGCCAGGACGAACTACGTAGAGAGGCAGACGCGGCACCTTCGCGA